GAAGAAAAGTAGTACAAAAATGTCTCTGCAACCTGGAATAAATCCATTAGAAGCAGCTAAACAGGCTGATTTTTTAAGAGCAATGGAAAGAAATAAAGCAGCTCAAAATTTTAGAGAAGGGATAGTAGATAGAGCTAAACAGGCTGATTTTAATCAACATATGCAGAATACTGGTGGGTTTGATCCAAGTTCATTAATGGCAGCTCCACAATTAAGACAGGATGCAACCATGAATCAAGCAAACATGGTAAGCAGTCCATACTTCGAAGCCAATGAGAAAGCAGCAGAGAAAACTAATCCTATGAATGCAGCTTCACAGGAGCCAGGTAAATCATTTTTGATGAAGTATATAGGTAAATAAGATGAGAGCTTCAAGGTTTGTTCCTTCTAGACCACCTGTTGTTCCATATTCAGGACCAATGGAGCCAGATGAACCTGGTGAACCAAAGGAGCCAATGCCTTTAAAAACAAGATTGGCAACATTTTTAGAACAAGTACAGGGGTTTTAGAATGGGAGACAACGACTTTCCAGCAGTAATGGGTAATCAGCCAATAGGATTTGTAAGACAATTTATGCAAAAGAAGGGGATGTATTCCCAGAAAGGAGATAATGTTCCAGCATTCACTAACACAATGGATGTTTCTCAGCAACAAGGAGGACCATTGGTAGCACATGGTAGTCATAAGCCTTCATTTATTTTTGATGAGATACCAAGATATATAGCTCCGGGATCTCATGATCCTAGAGAGCACGATGCACCAGTAGATCCAAGTGGTAATCCAATAGAGGAGTTAAGACCAAAGGATAAAGATATTCCTTTATCCAAAGCAAAGATGATGCTTAAAGGTTTTATTGCCTAGAGTTTAGTCAACTTAAAATACTTATATAAATAAATAGTAGATGTCACAAACCAAAGCACAATTAATAAATGCAGTAGATGGAAGTATTGTTGATGCAGACATAGTAGGTTTGACATCTTCAAAACTTTCAGGAACATTGCCAGCAGTATCGGCAGCTAATCTTACTAATATACCTGCAGCTAATTTGACAGGTGCTTTACCTGCTATATCAGGTGCTTCATTAACAGGTATTTCTGCTACGGTGAAACAGATAAAATCAGCAAATTTTACTTCTCAATTTGCACATAATGCAAATGCTGGAACTGGTTTTATATCTACAAATATCACAGTTGATATTACACCAACTTCTGCAAGTAATAAAATATTAGTAATTTCTGGTTTTAATATTTGGAAAAGTGGTGATTCTGCTCAATGTAATATAACTCTTTATAGAGACTCTACAAATTTAGGTGATAGTTTTTATGGCTTTGGAGAATTTGGTATTAATGCTTCTTATGCTCTTCAATGGAATCTTAAATATAATGATTCGCCAAATACAACTTCACAAGTAACATATAACGTCAGAGCAAGAATCCAAAGTGGTCATCACTACAATATGGGAGTAAATAATGTCCCTACAAATATAACAGCTATTGAGTACGTACCATGATTTACAATAAAGTTGATGCTTTAGTTAGCCTAAAATCAAATGCAGATTGGTCTTGGACAGGTACAGAATACTCTGGTTTAGAGTGGCTTGATAGTTCTACAAAACCAACTGAAGCTGAATTAGATACTGAAGTAACTAGGTTGACTAACGCAGAAGGAATGAGACTTTTAAGAGTTGAAAGAGATAGATTATTAGCAGCTTGTGATTGGACACAATCTAGAGATTTAACTTTATCAAATGATGATGATTGGAAAACATATAGACAGGCACTGAGAGATTTACCAGCCAGTGCATCACCTAAATTAGATACTGATGGCAATTTAGATTTAACATCTGTTACTTTCCCGACTAAACCTAGTTAAGAGATTAGGCAATTTAAAATACTAATAACAAAGTATTTTGAAATACATGGGATACATAGGACCGTCCCCTAATCCTGGACAGAATAGGGAAGTAGATGATATATCTAGTAGTTTTAATGGAAGTACAACTGCCTTTACTCTTCAGGTAAACAGTCAGAATGTTTCTCCAGGAAGTGCGAATGCAATAATTGTTTCTCTTGGTGGTGTAGTACAGAATCCAGGAACTGACTATACAATTGCTGCAAGCACTCTCACCTTTACTACTGCTCCAGCTAGTGGATTATCATTCTTTGGATTAGTTTTAGGTCAACAGATAGATACTGAAGGCACTGCAGATGGTTCAATAACCTTAAATAAATTTATAAATGGAACTAGTTCAAATAATGGTAAATTCTTACGAGCAAACAATGGAGCTATTCCTAGTTTTGAGACTGTTACAGGTACAACAATAAACAACAACGCAGATAACAGACTCATTTCTGGCTCTGGTACTGCTAATACTTTAGAGGGAGAAGCAGGATTAACTTTTGGTTCAGCAGTTTTAAGTGTAACAGGTAATGTTGTACCAGAAGCTAATAATACTCGTGATTTAGGGACTACATCATTACGTTGGGCAAACGTATATACAAACGACCTTAACTTATCTAATGAAGGATCATCTAATGATATCGACGGAACTTGGGGATCTTATACTATACAAGAAGGAGCAGAAGATCTCTTCTTGATAAATAAACGTAATGGTAAAAAGTACAAGTTTAACCTAACGGAGGTATCATAATGGGATTAAATTTTGCAAATAGTACGAGCCTAACGGGAGGATTCGTTTCAGATTTTTGGAGATACACAGCAAGTCATCAGGGAAACACAGTACTTACAGGTAGTAACTGGGAAAGACCAGATACTGGTAATCAAGGTTATGTTGGAGGTGTGACTAATTCGTCAGGAATCTTTTCTTTTCCTTCTACTGGCATTTATCTTATATCATTTACTGCTTATATGTATATTCATAACGTAACAACTAAATCACAAAGGTGTTCAGCAAATATTAAAGTAACTAATGATAATAGTAATTATAATAATATGGCTTCAAATGCCTGTCAGTTTGGAGGTGGTGGATATAGCACTAGTATTAATACAGATGATTCGGCTACAACTCAACTTATGCTTGACGTTACAGACACATCAAATATAAAAGTACAGTTTGAATTTGGTGCTGGTCAAGGATTTGAGTATATAGGTGGAAGTTCTAGCAATAATAATACTTTCGCTATATTTACTAAAGTAGGAGACACATAATGGATTTTCAAACAGGTAGACCAGATCACATAAATGATTGGCTTGCAGGCTATAGAACAGGAGCTTGGTATGGATATGGTGGTTCTGAGCAAATTTATGCAAACTTAATAGTGCAAGATGGTGGTTCTAAACCTACAGAAAGTGAAGTAACTGCTGGTTTAAAAGCTATGCAAGATACTTTTGATGCACAAGAGTATATTCGTAAGAGAATATTTGAGTATCCATCTTTAGGAGAATTTGCAGACGCTATGTATTGGAATAGTAAAGGAGATTCTAGTAAACTAACTGCATACTATACAGCTTGTGAAAAAGTAAAAACAGATAATCCAAAACCTAGTTGAATAATTAACTGAAAGAGATAGAGTAAATATAAGTTATAAAAATTAAATGCAGATAGTAAATTTCTTTCTGTCTAGACCTTCCGTATATACTCTTCCAGGAACTTGGGAGAGACAACCATTAATTAAACATGGAAATTATGCTGGACTTCCACCAGAAGGACAGATAGTTGTTATCATTTTGGTATTATTATTTTTGGTCACAGGCTATGGAGTATACATGGCATTTGGACCACCCAATAAAGAACTAACTGATCCTTGGGATGAGCACGACGATTAAAAAAATTGTAAAATTTATTACTATCCTTTCAGGGGTAGTGACTTTGTTTGAAATTATACAAGCACTAACGAGCCTATACCAGTGGTGATATAAGCTGCTATAAAAATAGTGAAAAATAAATAATTCATCAGGTTCCTTGATATACAGGGGACATAACACCTCCACCACCATCTTGATCATCATCGTTGTCATCATCATTGATGGCACGTAATGTTAACTCTATAAGAACTACAAAACCTATGGGGTAAAAACACCATAGGATTGCTTGAAAAGGTGTGATGTCATTTATTAATGACAGTTCAGGCATTAGAATATGCCGAAGAACATGTGTCCTGTAAGTAAATCAGATGTTGCAGCTGCAATTAGACCTAACATTGCCAGTCTTCCATTCCATTTTTCTGCAATAACCTTCTGTTTTTCTAGTGCTTTTGATTTTGACATTAGAATACTCCTGGAATAATTTGACCAGTTGTTGCATAAGCACCAAATAAAGCAACGATACCGAGCATTGCCCATCTACCATTAACTTTCTCGGCATCCTCTGGATAGCCTACATAATTAGGATCAACTTGTGGTCTTGGTTCAATACTATAGATGTTTTGACGACCACCACTTTCAGTAACTTGAGTCATTTAGGGATGAGTTTATGTTTCCTTAATATTTTAAACTCACTTACACCTAGAACTAGTAATAAATACCTATTAATATTTTTGATTGTTAGTATAAGAAGATTTAATTGCAGTTTTTAAATTCGCTGTTATATTAATTACGTAAGGGTTGAACAACACTGTTAATTCTTGGCTAGGCTTACACCCGTAAAGCTCATGCCTTATAAGTTTTGACAGCTTCACACCTTGTGTCGTCTAAAGAATAGTCAAGTGAGTTTCCCAGGAGTTTCGCACTTGACTATTTTTTATTCCTGACAGAATTTATAGTCTAAAATCATTGCATATAGGAGACTTTTCATACATTCATTATTTTTTATTTCTGATTCAGGTAAAATTACACCAAGATTTTTAGCATGTTTATCATAAAAATCGGCATATTTATATAGAATTCTCACATCTTCAATACTTATCCTAAAATTTACTATCCAGTCACCATTATCATCTAAATGATCATCTTTTACTAGGTTAGACATGGTTATCTGTTTCTGGAAGTATAGTATTTGAATTAATATACTTAGAATCAGATTTTCTTATGGCAAGTCCTTTGAATAAGGGCATGCCTTTTTTAGTGAAAGTAATAATATTTGGCATATCTAGCTGACTTTTACAGCAGTCTAGTAATAATGAGATAAATCTCTTCTGTCCTACAGCTTTTGACCCTGTTGAATCACAATATTCACAGTAACTGGGGTATAAGTGGAAGTTACTGTTGAAATATCTCTCTGACATATCTTTATCAGTGTTAGGAATCTTCTTACCAACTGGTATTACATTATCATTATCAGCTACAACCTCTGATTGTAACCATTCAATGAGGTTATTACTGGTAAGCATGATAGAATTTCTTACTTTCTTGAGACTTGGAGCTGCTTCGTAGGTATCTAATAGATAACGACGCATTTCTTTCTCATTCATCTCAAGAACCCAGTTGATTAGACCTGGTAGATAGTTCTTCCATTCTCCAACCACACGACCTTTTTCTATTTTGATCATGTCTTTGGCTTCAGAACTCTTATCATATAATTTTCTGTTAAATTCTATTGTTAAACGACGACGAGTAAGTCCACTGGTATTGTCAGTTGTCTGTATAGGTTCATTAGCTGCAACCATAACCATTCCCATGTAGACAAAAGGCTCTCCGATATTCTTCATCTTCTCTTCATAACGAAGATTATCTCCACCAGTTAATGCTTTAAATACCTGAGCAGATCCACCATATCTTTCTGAATCATTTATCAAGGTCATTCTTTTACCTTTTATGGAAGATAATTCGAATCTTGATTGCTCTAATTGATTAAGAGTTGTACTGGCATAGTTACCTGCACCAACTAATGCACAACAGAGGTTTGCAAAAGTTGATTTACCTCTACCACCTGGACCAATTATCTCCAGAAATCTTTGAAGTTCATGACCATGTCCTACGAGGCAGGCACGTAACCATGCTCGAAGCACCTGGACTCTATCTTCATCATCATATTGAGTACGAAATATCCATTTAGTTATTGGACCGGGATTGATATTAGGATCATAATTAAAATCAAGACCCCAAGTTATATAGTCTTCCTTATTATGTTCAGTAAATTCTCCTGTAGATACTTCTA